TGAGAAAAGACGCGTGTATCGCCATCCTCCTCAATGGTCTTGCCTCCAACAATAGTACTACCATGTGAAATTTGGTTACCCCATTCAGGGGTCCACATTCCAACGGAAGTTTTGGTCATATTATGGAGTAGACGATCCTCAACAAAACCATCATTGACCCAATGGTTCAAAATGGACTTGCCCATAGGAGCTTCATCCAACTTAACAAAATAAATGTCACGTGGGACGTCTCCAAGGCCTTCTTTCAGACGTGAAAACGTCGACGTGAAGGATGCCTTTCCATCCAACCTTGTAAAGGTCAAAATGCTGTCTGGAATCTCCTCTTCATCATGAACAGATTGAAGAAGACCCAAACAATGGTGATTAAACATGAAAACGCGGTTGCTAACTTGCACCACGTACTGAACACGTGAACCACCACTTGAGGTCATTGACCAAACAAACTTTGGAGCTTGTGAGACAGCAATTGAAATTTGCTGCGATGCTTGTGTCGAAACATCATGAGCCCCTTCAGGCTTAACGAGCTTAATTTTTGTGCTCCTCATCTTTCCCAACTTGCGCCTTCGCTGCATTTTGGGATCGACATATGTTCTTCCCTGTTGTGTCAGGGAACCATCCACAACTGGACGGACAACAACATCCTCATCATCCACACTCTCTGCAACATGATCGTCACTAAAGAATGAGAATAAGGACTTCAAGACTGCAATAGCAGCAACTACTGATCCAACAACAACAGTCATCTTACCAGCCCAACCCAAATTAAAATCTGGGACATGGGACACGGCACTAACAAATTGTTGCATCAAAGTCGAAGTTCCCTCTGGAACAGGGACACTCTCAACTTGAAAATCAGGTTGCTCGGCATTATCACGAACAATAGCCAAAAACTGGATATCACCCAATGCTAACATCTTTTCTTTAAATGTTTCAAAGGACAACTCACAGTTTGGCCCAGTTCTCCACAAAGCTACAAAACGAGCTTGTGTAACTTGGTCAACCTGTTCCCATGGTGTGTGCAAAAAGGTACCAAACAACCTATGAGTCCACTCCTCAAAAACAGGAAAAATTACAGGCACATTGGCCTGTGCCCTAATAGCCACAGTGCGCTCCCTAAAACGAGTCATAAACTCATCAGGATCGAGAGCGCCAGAATGGGCATCAAGGAAAGAAGAAAAGGTACCAACATCAGCACTTACTGCTGTTTGGCGAACTCTCGTCATACTCAAATACTTCAAAATGAGTTGACGGCGACGTGCCATGACATACATCACGAGCTCATCAAATGTGAAAGCATTCATATTTGGAACTCGCTCATATCTGAAAGAGCGGGTCGTTTGCATCTTGTAATAGCGCCACCTCGTTGGATCAATGGTCGAACTTGCGGAAGGCTTACACGGAATACCGTTAACCTTTTCGTTTCCATCTTCATCAAGATAGACTTGTTCAAAAACCAATTGACGACGAGCAAAAGCACCTTTGTCTTCAATAGTCTTGCCCGGAATGCAACGCTGATTTGAACTCAACATCACATAATCCGGGGCAATTGAAATTTTACCTTTCTCACCAAAAGCCATATTTGGAATATACGGCTCAGATGAGATGAGCTTTATAAGCTCAGCTTCATGTTTGACAGTAGAATTTTCATTCTGCTTATCAGCCAAGAAGTCAGGATAAGACACCAATTTTACGGCTGGTGAAACGCCTTCCCAATACTCTGAATCCTGTCTTTGATAAACGAAAGCTTTACGGTCTTCCGCAAATGTGCGTAGACCAACTTCGTTGCCCTTAAGCAAATCTTTGACAAGGATATCCTTGATCATTTCTTGAGTTGTGGACTTTCCGGTACCTGGTTCACCCATAATGTGTAACATTGTTGGATCATACCTAGAAAGACCAAAAGTACCAAGACGACTTCGTAAAGACGTCTCAAGTGCAGCCAATTTTGGCTGAAAATCATTTAAAATTTTGGTGAGAGTCGGATTCTTTCCATACTTCTCACGTAGCACTGCACAGAGCTGATAAAGGCCCTTCACATGTGCCACATTGGCAATAGTCGCATTAATATGCAACTGGCCAAGCAAAACTTGAGATGATTCGACAAACTTCAAGACATCAGGAAAACCTTCAACAGTTTTCAGGACATCTGGTGGTGGCCCTATATATTTGCGAATTATGGTCCAAAGTTTCTCTACTTTGACCAATATCCGCTCAAGAGCATCCATCGAGTGAAGTTCGACAGGTTGATCATTCAAAATATTATCAAACGCCTGAATATCAAGTGCACCATCAAAGGCACGCATATTGAAAAACGGTGTCATAATATCTTTAAGATCATGGACGAAAGTCGCACGTCCACCAGCCTGAGTTACGATAGGATCATCGTTACTAGCTGATTGTGCTCCCAAAACACCTGGGATAACAATGGCACGCACAATATCACGAGCATAAATCTCGTTAAATTTCTCCAACAATGTGAAGAAACCATTTGCAATGCCAGGTCCCCAAGTAAAAAGAAGAGCGACTTTTGCGAAAGTAAAAATC